TGGTATTTACTCATATTAAACAATGGGTAATAAGGGAGGTTGCATAATGGATAAAAATAAGTTTATTTTTAGGGCCACAAATGACGACACAACTGATGATTATTATGAATTTACTGGTGATAAAAATTTACATATACAAATAGTTGATTATTCGACTCCAACTATGTATGTGGTTAATAAATGGAATGAGTCTGAACAAAGTATGACTCACCATGAATTTTACTCACTTAGTAAAGCAAAAGATAAAGTTTTGGAGTTAGTTTAATGTTTACTTGTGTTATTGAAGATACACCTGAGTTTAACAGAAAACTTATTAAAACTTATATACCTAGGAGAAGACTCAATATATGGATTTTAAGGCGACTTAGTCCATTATTTTTTCCATTTAAATAGCTTTACAGGGGGGTTTAATAACCCCCTAGTGTCTTTCTATTAAGTTAATTCCTCAATATCTAACACACATTTGTTATAAATTAGTTGAAGAGTTCCTTCATTGCCATCTACATATTTATCATTCTCTAATGAGTAACTAGAAAACAATATAATTTTATCTTTGGTCTTTTTATATAACCACCCTACAGAATAACAGATTGGCATAGGTTTCTTTTCATAAGACTTTGCCTCTACCCATGCTGAGTCACACAGACCACTATCGATCCATTTGACTACAACCAACTTGTGCATTTACTTCTTAGCTGTTTTTGCTGCTTGTTTAAATGCTTTATTAGTAACAGTACTTTTACTTTTACTCTTTGAAGTCCCTAATCTTTTTTTTCTGTTGACATAATAATACAAACCCTTTTTTGCTACTTTGCCATCTTTGGTTCTGTGATAACCTTTAGGAATTTTTTTTGTTGGCATTAATAACCTTTCTTCTTAGTCATCTTTTTACCTTTTTTCTTTGCATACATTTTTGCTTTCTTCTTACCAGCTTTTGAATACGAAAATTTCTTACCATTTACCATTGGCATAGTTATTGTCCTTTCTTTACCATTTTACTTTGTTTGCCCAATATGCTGCTGACATCTTTCCTTTGGCGATGTTCTTAGCATGACGAGCTTTAAATGACTTTGCTCTTGCAGTCATCTTTCTATCACCAGTCTTACCTTGTTGACCAAAGCGAATTGTTTTTACTCTATCGCCATCTTTAGCGACTACTACATGAGATTTTGTTTTATGACCTGGAGTTCTTTTAGGTTTGTTAAAACCAGTTACACCAGCTCTTTTAAGTCGAGGATCTTTGCTCATTGGTTATTCCTTGTGAGTCTAATTTCTTTTTTTCTTGTATTTCTAGTTGTTCAGTAAGAGATTTGTTTTGTGAGGAAGCATATTCAGCTTTGGCTTTCTGCAATGCTATTACATCATCGACAGTAATATTGCGTTTTTCTTCTCTTAGTATCGCATTCTTCTCTGCCCAATTATCTAATCGTTCATTAAGGAACTTAATATGTAGATCCTTTTCTTCGTTATCTTTTCTAAGCTCTCTGTTTTCTTTCTTAGCTTTGCGTAACAGTGCTTCTACCTCTTTAACTGTACTCATTTTTTGTTACCTAAAACTTTACCCATTCCTCTTAGGCCAAATGAACTAGCTATTGCTCCATACATGGCAAATTGAAACCACTGTGGGGTTTTTGAGAGGGCATCAAAGCCTCTTTCTGTATAAGGTTGAAGTGGGGGAATAAAACACATAGCTATTATGATGATGAACAAAATAGTCCATGCTTCATCTTTCCAGGAGTCTTTAGAACCTTTGATAGCTTCTAAATCGTAGGCTATTTCGCCTTTGATTTGTTTATTTAACAATTCTGTTTTAGCTTTTATCTCAGTAACTTTTTGTTCTGCTTTTGCCTTCTTAGTATCTGCAACTGATTTTACAACATCTGTAGCTACACCTAGTAAGGGTTTTAATAACATTGACCACATACTAGGCCTCCTGTATTAATTTCACTATTGGTTCGTATCTTGAAGTAAGTGTTCTATATAAACGACTATCTTTTAATTGTTCGCCCATTTCTACAAAGTCACCATCTTGCATTGCTTGACGCATTTTAACGAATTGAAATAATTTAGGCTCACCAATATTGTAGGCAATCTCTATGACACAATCCTTAATAACTTCTGGAACTACACAGTCGCCTATGTATCTTTCTGCTGCATGAAAATAGACAAGAAAGTCTTTTTCAAACTGTTGTTCTAATACTTCTTTTGGATATTCAACTCCTGGTTCATAAGGATCACCATCTACAACGCGGTGGCCCCATCCGATGGTCATGAAATCTTCTTGTATGGTTTCACCATTAGCTCCTTTATACTCTAGGAAGTACCCAGTTGCAGAGAACCCTTCCGAAGTCTTGATTTTATCTTTTACTTCTTCGTACATTCTAACTCCTTTAATCGTTCATAAGAAATTTCTGTAATGTCTTTTAATAAAACATGGATGTTACCAATATCTATTTCTGTTGGTTTGCCAGGTTCTATATCTTTACATTCATCTTTTGTAAGGCTGATATAAAGTTTTCCTGATTGATAAACTATTCTCATATTTGTTTATTCCACCTATTTCCTCTTTTAAGAACCATTGGTATAAGTTGAGGAACACCATTAATTATAATTCCACATCCTAAAACTGGTCGTCTAATGTTTACTTTAGAATAAGCAAATGCTAATGAGTCTTTATCTATAAGACATCCTACATTCATACCCCATCTTAAATGTTCAGGACTAGACCAATAGCCTATGCGAAACTCTGTATGATAATGGCCCTGGGCAAAGTTCATGCCTATAGACATGGATGATTTTACAGGATCTTTACTCATATTATGGCAAAAATAATATTCACCATAATTATCTTTAATTATTAGTTTATCGTGCCATCGCCAATTTTGTTTATCGACACCTAATATATCTGGATAGTCCTTCACTACTAGAGAAGGAAAGCCATGATGCTTTCTTTTTCTATAAACCATAGAACCATGATTGCTATGAAGTAAATCCATTTTAGGAAATAACTTCTCAATCATTTTAATCTTGTATAAACCGAGCTCTAATTCTTTAGAGGCATTTGGTAAATCAGGATCTGTATCGTGAAAAGATAAGGCATGATAATCTAACTCATCACCAATATTGACAACCCTATCTGGTTTAAATTTTTTTTTAACAGCTTCTAAAAAGGCAAAGCTATCTGTATGACTGTATGGTTCGTGAAGGTCTGAGATTATTAAAATCTTAGACATCTTCCTCCGTTATATGCTAGTCACCTCTTTTGTTGTGCAAAAAGTCGTTACATAAACATCAGGAACAACCATTATTTTATTTGCAATTAGTACAGCTTCGACTTTACATTCTTGCAAAGTATTATACATCGCTTGTTGGTTTACTTGTGTAATACAAGTTTTATCAAGTGGTACAGTGGGTGACTGAATACATAACCACATGATTAGAAAAAACTTCATTAATCACCTATAAGGTAGTTCTCTATCCATATTATTTTTTCTTTAATAACAGCTATGTCTTGCTGCATTTTAGATATGGTATCTGCTTTCTCTTCTACAGCTTCTAATCGTTCTGACCACATTCCCCAGGTCATTGCCAAAGAAACAATTATAACTAAGTAAGGTAATATGGTTTTTATATCTATGTTCATTTGGATTTTGCTGACATATTGTTTAGTGGATTGTTTAATGCCTTATTAATATTTAAGTTAAGGTTATCTTCGATGATTTTAATCTCATCAAATATTTCTCTCGTATCTTCTTTTTGTCTATCTTCTACATCATTAACTATTTCTGTAATGTGTCTGATGTCACCATTCATTTGACGCAAATCTGCTTTCATATCTGTCTTTAAATCTTTTGCTACATCTGCAACGAGGGTAATCTCATCAAGGATCATATCTAACTCTGATTTTAAAATTGCTATTTCTTCATCATAAGAAGATAAATCAGGAGCTGTGTATTCTTCTATCTTGGCTTTCATATCCAAGTAGTCATCGTAAAACTTATAACCAGTCCAACCACCACCAATGATTGCACCCATCAAGGATAAGATTAAAAAAAACTTACCACCAGTAAACTTCATTCCTTGATATTCAATACTGGCCATTTATCATATCCTCCATCATGTTATTTTGTGCTGACTGAAATAATCCTCCGTAAAGATCGTCAATCTGCATCATGTTGTAATTAGAAATATCTATGTCTGTTAAAGTAGTTTGTTGATATTCGTTAAATCCTTTTGTATCTGCTAGTTGTGCCATGACAGCTAATTTAACTGTATCAAGAGCAACTTGATCGCCACTGTCTGCAACTTTAGCTAAAATCTTTTTTGCAATTTGTTCTTTAGTTTCTTTCTGTTGAACGACCTTAACTTCTCTTTCTTCTTGTTCAGGTTCAGTTTCTTGCGTTTCTTCTACTTCAGGTTCGTTTTCTACTTCAGGCTCAACCTCGATATCCATTTCAGCTACTTCTTCCATAGCTTCAGCAATTTCAATCTCAACTTCAGGTTCTACCTCTACCTCAAAGTCAGGTAATTCTAATTCTGCCATTTCAATTTCAGGCAGTTCAATAGATATTTCTTCGATATTTATCTCTATAGGATCTAAGTTATCGCCAAAGTCTATTTCAATAATCTCAAAGTCTGTGGAGTCATTAATGATATCGTCAATAACATCATTAACTATATCGTTAATAATATCTTCTACTTGCTCAACCACAGTATAAGTAGCAGTTAAAACAGGATCACTAAAGATTGCTCCGTAATATCCTGAAGTATATCCAGCGTCAGTACCCCATAAAGACATCTGTGTAGTAATGTCAGTATAGTTATTAGGCTGTATTACATCTGTGTAGAGATAATCTTGTGTGCCACTGTAGTCTAATTCTACTTCTCTTTCTAATGTTTGAAAGATTGTGTTATCTTGATCTCTAAGAGTAACTGTTATTCTAAATATATCTTTACAATCACCACTAGTCGCTGAACAAGTGGGTACAGTAATATTGCTTTGATGTGACTCGACAGTAACGCCATAGTTTATATCGAAACCTTGTTGTATTTCTTCAATGGTTAGACCACCATCAGTAATCAGACTATAAACATTACTGGTTATTGTGCCTCCACCATCAGCAACACCACGAGTATTCGCTGATCCTGTGCAGACTTCACCATCTTCTAGTGTGCCTGAATAAGAACATTGTGTGGTACTAACTTTCCCACTTTGTGTCCATTCGTCTGCTGGATTTACTAAGTTAGAAGTTTCTTCAGAATAAGAATATGCCTGTGGTAATAGCCAAAACAACACTACCAACAATATAGTTTTTAGCATTTGACTCCTTTACATAATCAGGTCGATCTTTAGGGTGACTATCCCAACCAGCTTGTGCTACTTCACCTATTGTTCCAAAGAACGGACAGGGAGTACCAGCCATTTCCATCGCTTGAAAGACACGAGGATCTTGACAAAGTACCGATACACCAGCAACTTTCATTCCCATACTATATAAGGCACGAGATAATTTTAATCGTTCACAAGTGATATCTTTAATAGTAGAGCCTTTAGCAAAACCAAATATTTGAGTCTGTAAAGCAACTGAGCCACCTGAGGTACAAACATCTTGATTAGATATCATGACATTCGGTGCGTTAGCTGTACTAGGTGCTTTATCTACAGTGGTTGTTCCTGTTACAGTAGAACTAACAGTTGTATTAGTGTTTGCTTTTACATCTGTAATAGTCGCAACTGTTCCAAATAAGAAAAGTATTACTACTAAAAGTTTCATTTACAAATACAGTCGTAATCTTCGCAACACTCACACATAATTTAACCTTTTGGATATTTATCTTTTGTAGCTTTAATAGTAGTTTTCCAACCATCAATGCCATTGTGATATATGTCATCTAGCTGATCTGCTATTGATGGATATTCACTTGCTCTTTTTCTTTGATACTCGTTGTTGTCGTAATCAGTTTGTAACTCAGCTTTCTTGGCTGATACTTGTTCCCATGTAAAATCCTGTGTGTCTTTGTAAATCGCAGAGCCATTTTCATCAGCACCACTTATAAATTTTACTTGGCTTTCGTACTCAG